CCATCCATGCCAGCCCAAATGTACGGGACGTTTTGCACCAGAGCGCGCGCCTTGCTGCGCAGCGCTTTGGCATCGGCTTGGTGATCAGCGTTCGCGCTCGCGCCAGCCCGGCGTGGGCGCCAGGTGTCGCGTGGGCTGGCAGCTTCGTACGCGCGCTGCAGTTGGCGGCGCGCAAAGTGGCGCGCGATGCCGGCCTGCGGGCTGACGAAGCCGATGACGCGATCAATGAAGTTCGCCATCAGTCGCCCCGACTCGTTGTGAAGCGGTAGCCAAAAATGTAAGGAACGGTGCGCCGGAGGCTACCGCTAAGGACCTGCACCGCATGTGCCCGGGCAGCGATCAGCTGCGCCGTGTTCTGGTAGGTAATGCGCCGCCCGTCGAATTCGACCGAGAGCGCGCCGGATACGATCGCGGTGTCGAGTGCGTCAATGTCTGATTGGGAGATAGCCATGCCGCCCACGGTAGCGACATAGCTGTTTTGATTCTTTAAAACTTGAGAATTATTTTTTGCTGCCGGGCTTCTTGATGATTCGGTACACCGACGCTGTGCTGATGCCGAGTTTGCGCGCAACCTCAGCCACATTGCGCCCGGTGAATAGAACAGCGACCTCGGCGGCGATGCGCTCCCGTTCGTACTGTGATCGCCGGGGTATGTAGGTCAGGATGCCAGCGAACTCACGACGCGCGAGCTGCTTGAGCGCAGGCGCACGCTGGCGCATCTCTGGGAATTCTCGCTCGATGAAATCGAAGATGGTGTCGATCAGGTCTGCGTTGTCAAGCAGCGCAGCGGTCACCACTGCCTCCCGACTGGCCGGCGCTGGTGGGGTGATGGGGTCGAGGGCGGTTTCGGTTTCCATGGTTCGTGTGCTGGTTGCGCTGTTGTAGTTGGTAGTGGCGTGATTACGGTGGTGGGCTGGTCCCCATCCGGGGCGGGCTGGTCAACCGGTTCGGCATCGTTGAACAAGTCGGGCGTGACAGGGTTAACCTTCTCGCGCACCAGCTGCCACTGGTGGGGAGTCTTCTTGTGCAGGCCGAGGTACTGCGCGGCGGCCAGGTTGTAGACCATCAAGTCGCCGGCCTCGTTGCGAGCGCTCTTCTTCTTTTCCCACACGGTGACTTTGCGGCCACGCTTGTAGACGGTGATGCTGTACTCAGCGGTCAGCTGGTCGTAGTAGTCATCCGGCAGGCCGTCCGGGAAGTGGGTTGCGCCCGGGCCGTCGGCCAGGTGGTAGCGGCTGGCCAAGTAATCTTTGGCCGTGTCGGTACCGATCAGCCACAGCTTGGCGCCGTGTGGCATGACCTTGCCCATCCAGTTCACGTCGACCAGCGTTGGCTTGGCGGAGAGGATCGGCTTGTTGTAGGTTGACGCGCCCTTGATCGCGTAAATGTGGCGGTGCTGGCGCGTGCGCGTGAAGTTGTAGACGTCCTGCGTATTGGCGCCACCCGAGTCAATGAACGTGGCGGCGATGCCGAGCATGCGTCCGCCGGCGTGCTGGTACCGGCCCAGCAGCAGAGCATCGAGTGCGTCCCACGTTGCCTGCTCGGTGGGCGAACCCGACACCACCTGGTAGTCAATGATCCAATCCTCCATGCCTTCGCCCCAGGCCACGACCTTGAGCTCGAGGCGGTCAGGCTGCGTGTCGACGGCAGCGGTCAAGATCAGGCCGCGCATCGGCACCGTGCCCAGCTTGTAGCCGCCGGCCCGCGCCTTGAGTTCGGTCGCCTTGGTCTGTTCCTTCTTGCGTTCCCAGCACCGCGCCAGTCGCGTGTTGTAGAACACGATCATCAGTTCTTCGCTACCCTCGTCGAGCTTGGCCCGGGCGGCGCGGTACTCGCGCAGCAGTGCGATCCAGGTGAGCCACCCGTACGGCGCGAACATTGCGCTAATCGTAAAGCTGACCGTCTCGCCATCACCTGGCACTCCAGCCGACCACGCACCGCGCGCGAACATGCGGTTCTTGTCCGTCTCATACATGACGGCGCCACACGCGCTGCACGGGTAGATCGCCTGGCCAGCGTCGTCCTCATCCAGGCGCTCGAACACCAGCGGCTGCTCGTGGCCGCAGTGCACGCAGTCGGCCAGCGCCTCCTGGCGCGTACCCTGCAGGTATAGGTTCTCAATGATTGACTGGCCGGTGATGGTCGGCGAGCTGGGGAAGTAGCTCTTGCGATTGCGCTCGAACGATGTCTGGCGCGCCTTCGCCAACTGGACCGGGTCACCCTCGCCGTTTACGTTGGTGTTGGCGCGGTCGACCTCATCGAACAGCACGCGGCGCGCCGGGATCTCGGACAGGTTGGCTGCCGCGCCGGCGGTGACGATGTGGAGCGAACCGCCAATGTATTCTTTGGTGTCGAGCGTGTTGACCGAATCGCGCGAACGCGGCGCGGCCACGCGATCCCGCACCTCAGGCACAGCGGCGATGGTCTTGCTCACGCGCGCGCTGGTACGCTTGGCCAGCTTTCCGGTCGGCAGGATCCACAGGAAGTTAGCCGGCGACTGGTGCACCGTGGAGCAGAACCAGTTTAGGCCGACCTGCGTCTTGAGCATCTGCGAAGCTCCCATCAGGGCGACAGTCTTACACCAGTGCTTATCGGACAGCGCGCGCATCACCTCGCGCGCATGCGGCGTGCGATCAGTCCGATATTTGCCGGCCTCGTTGGCGCCCGACTCTTTCGGGATCACCATGTGCAGGTCCGACCATTCATCGACCGTCATGTTCGGGTCGGGCTGCAGCCCGCGCGCGATCGCCGGGCGCAGGATGATGGCGGCTGAGGCGAGGCCAATCATCCGGCATGCTCCTCGAGCTGGACATCCAAGCGCTCGTTGAACGTGTGCGCCATGCTCTCGAGCAGGATGCGGTGCTCGCGCTCGATCACTTCCTCACACTCCTCAGCGGTACGCAACGGCGCTACGTCGGCAGCGATGCGCCGGGCGCAGTTCAGCAGCCCGTCGCGCAGTGCACGCGCCGCTTCGAATACCGCCGAGTCGACGTCTTCCTTAAGTAGGAACTGCCCCGTCATCTCAGCCAGCTTGATCTCCGCAGCTGCTGCCTCCGCTGCCTCCCGGCGCGCGCGGCTCGTGTCGTATCCGGGGACCTTGGCCACAGACTCCGGACCTCCCGTACCCGCCGGGGTGTTGGGCTGCGCCCCACTTGCCATGGGATCAGGGCGTTGGCCGTTCGCGCGCGGACGGGTGTGCTTCTTGTAGAGGTGCGTTGCGTACTCCGGGTCGACCTTGCCATCGGTGACCGGGATGCCGCACCTGGTCACCGCGTCGTATGCGGACTGGCGCGCGATGCCCACGGTCTTTGCCCACTCGGCGACGGTTGTCAGGTTTTGCGTCATATTTCTTCGTTGTCAGGTCAGTTGTCAGGAAATGTTTTTGGGTTCTGCTAGTGCGATGACGTGGCCTGAATTACCCTTGCTAGCCCTGCTCCAGAAAGAACCTAACCCCGAGGGGGGGGTATCAGGTTCAGCCCGGGCGCGGGCGATTAAATTCAGCGTCAAAGTGCCCAAAAAACTTGGCTTCGACGGTGGCCTGGCCGATCTCGTGGAAGCGCAGGCGTGTTTTGTACTGCGCCTGCTGCACGAACACGAACATCGGCTTGATCGCAGTGCCGTGCGCGAAGCGGCGCTTGATGTACACACCTGGTGGCAGGCCGCGGTTACCGTTCGGCAGGACGAAGTACGTCACGCCTTGGCGCGCGATGGTCCGATTCGACCGCGTGCTGCCCGATGCCCGCGACTCGTGACCAGATCCGCGCTGCACCTTCAGTTGGGACAGCATCTGGGTGATCTGAGCGCGGCGCACGTTGCCGTTCGCATCGAGCGTGGCGCCGTCACCAGGCATGGCGAACCAGCCCTGCGGCATCATGCCGTTGGCCTGCAGCAGGCGCTCCATCCCCTTGAGGCCACGGTTGCCGCCGAAGATTTGCGGACCGAGGAAGCGGTCAGCCGGCGTGCCCTTACCGAACGGGTTGTCCTTGACCCAGACGCGCGCCTCGAGGCTGGTCTTGGTGGCAGGCTTGAGGAACGTGCCGTTGAGCGCAT